TAAATGGCGTAATTGTCGGTTACGACTTGTTGTTTGATTTTGGATTCCATTTTTCAATTCACTTTTGTAAGAATGAAGGAAGATTAATTGTTTGGTCGAAGGCGCGTTTTTGCACGTCGTATGACTTGTTCAGGTTTGCGTTGAGCATGGAAAAAAGATTCGATGCCTTTTCCGCTTTTGCTTCTATCGCTTGCAGTATCCTTACTTGCCCGTCTGAAATTACCCGGTCAATTGTTACCTCGCGTGTTTGTCCGAAACGATAAAAGCGGCGGACAAGTTGGTAGTATTGCTCAAATGAAAAGCCGGGAAAAGTTACGGCGTGGTTGCAATGCTGCCAGTTCAGCCCCCACGCGGTAATTTTGGGTTTGGTAATCAGTTTTTTGATTTGGCCGTCCGCAAATGCTTTCAGGATTTCTTCTTTCTTTCCGATGCTCATTCCGCCCCGGATTTCAACCGCACTTCTGTCAAGCGTTGCCACCATTTCAGCTTCTTCATCGAGGTTACACCAGTACACAGTGCATTCATGCGCCGAGCCAAGTTCAACAGCCTTTTCTGCCCGCTTTTCGATTGTTGCCTTGCGTTCAGCGTGGATTTCCGGCATGGTTCGCGCCACTTGGTTGAACATCGAAAATTGACCATTTATAACAAGCGGCGCATCATTTGTAACGATGTGGTCATTTTCAATCAGTGCCGGTAAAATGTGGCGTTCGTCTGAAAATCCCAGGTCGGACGGTTTTCGCGCTGAAATGCTCCACCCGCTTACCCACTGAAAAAACGCCTCTGTCGCGTGTCCTTTCAAACGCCATTTAACCCCGATCCCGTTGGGGCTAATCGTATCGGCGTTGTTGGTAAAGAACTTGGTTAGCATATCCATGTGGCCCAAATACCCCAATGCCTCGCTACTTGTTCCCAACTCTACGTAATCGTTTGGCGAAGGGGTAGCGGTAGCAAGAAAACGGTATTGCATTTTGCGCATAAGCCCAAAAACGTTTGCGGTAGTTGCGGCTTTGAAGTCTTTAAGGCAACTGCTTTCGTCACAAATAATGCAATCGAAATCGGCAGGGTTGAAGTAGTGCAAACGTTCGTAATTGCAAATGATGATTTTGCCGGTAAAATTTCCGTCTCTTGAATATTCAACGTCATCAATTCCGAATTTTTCGGCCTCTTTGATGAACTGAAAAGCAACGGATAGCGGCGTCGGAATAAGTACCGGCTTATTGGTGTGCCGGACGTAATTCGCAGCAATGACCAATTCAATGAGGGTTTTGCCAAGTCCGGTATCGAGGTAGGTTGCGCACCTGCCTTTTTGTATCGCGTACTCGGCGACATACTGTTGAAAGTCAAACATCCCAGGAACAGAAAACACGGGTTTAATACCGTGATCGCTTGCCCTGTGGCGTTTGGCTTCGATAAATTTTTGGTAATCTTCCATTTTTCAATTCATTTTTAATTGATGCACAAAGATAAAACAATGTTTTAAATAATCGCAACACCTTTGCACAAATAAATTTTCACCTCACCAATGCAGCCATCCTGCACGACCTTCCCGGCACTAACCCACCCCTCAAAAACCGTTTCCGCTTCCCGATCTTCGCATTTCAAGGCCCGGATAATTTCTCTTAAAAATGAAAAACGGACGGCACGGTTTAGGCGTCGGCAGGAAGTCAGGGCTGTTTCTAATTGCGCTTCGCGTGGATCGGCGGGTTTGGATTTTTTCTTGCTCATATCTTTTTTCAAATTCAGATAACTGTCGCCCCCCGATCATCCCGGCTAATCGCCGGGAGGGCGGGGGGCTTGGAGTTATTTTAAAATTTTTATTTCCTTCCCGGTCACGTCATAAAGCCCGCGCCGAAATTGGTTTTCAAAAAGGAATATCTTCCTCGTTTCTCCCCCGCATAGAAGCGCCTTCCGGCAGTGCGGCACTTGCCCCGGATTGTGGCGCTGTTGCCGGAAATTGGTTAGACGGCTTTTCATCCAAATCCCTGAAAAGCGCATAAAATTCATCAAACCCGCACATTACAGAAATTCCCGATCTTCCGTGCCGATTCTTGCCGATTATCAATTCCGCAACCCCGGCCAGACTGTTGCCGTTTTCATCCTCCATTATTTGATAATATTCGGGGCGGTACGGAAAAAGAATTATATCCGCATCGTTTTCAATCGCGCCTGATTCCCGAAGGTCTGACATTTGCGGACGTTTTGACCCGCCGCGTACCTCAACTGCTCTGCTCAACTGTGCCAGGGCAATGACCGGCACTTCCAATTCCTTTGCAAGGGCTTTCAGGCCTCCGGAAATTTGAGCAATTTCCCGCTCACGGTTGCCTCTTTGGTCTTCGCCGCCCCGCATTAATTGCAGGTAATCAACGATCACCGCCCCGATGTTGTGCTTCATTTTAAGCCGTCGTGCGGCGGCGCGCAACTCAATAACCGACATGGCCGGCGTGTCTTCAATGTAAATCGGCATTTCGTCCACAACGGGTTGCGCCTCGCACATCCGCCTAAAATCATCCTGTGTAAGTTTGCCGTTTCGCGCCATTTGTCCGTTAACCTTCCCTTCCATGCAAACCAAGCGCTGAACCAATTGCGCTTTTGACATTTCCAGGCTGAAAAACGCTACCCCGGTGCCGTCCTTTGCCGATCCTTTGGCAATTGTCAGGGCGAGCGCGGTATTGTGAGTAACCGTCATATCTTCGAGTAAAAAAAGCCTGTCTCCGTCAATCTCAAAGCCATAATAATCATCAACAATATCTTTTTCCACTTTTATTCCCGTTACTTGCCAGTCAACATTTGCCCCCCACGCCTTTCCTTTTTTTCTTTTTATCCGAACCGGGATTTTGTCAATATCTCCATAAATCCTAACCCTCCAATATGTCCCCGCAAATCCAATGCTTTTTATTCCAGACTGCTTTTCATAAATCGAAGTCCTGAATCCAAGCGAATCACATAAAAACTTTATTTGTCTTGCAAGCGCCTCGCTTTTCTGCATTATCTCAAATCCATTCGACTGCTTCAGGTAATGCCCGTCAGTGTCAAGCAGTCCGGCCAAAAGTTGAAGTCTTTTTTGAGAGGTGTTTATCAAGTAGTTTTCAGGAATATGTTTGTTATTTAAAACGCCAATCCGGCGTAATTCTGCCTGCAAAGAATAGCCAATTCCGCCAGTTTTGCCGCCGGTAATCCGATACTGTGGGCATTTTTCAGGGTTGTTATGATATTTTGAAACCGACATCCCTAACTCCACGGCATATTCGTTAAGGTATTCAAAAACCTCAACATCCGGGTTTGATATTGTAGAACTATCCGCGCTACCATCTCCAAGCCAAAGCCCTAAAAAATAGGGACTAATTGACACGAATTTTTCAGTAAATTCAATTCCGGTTTTATACCCTTTGAATTTTTCCTTAAAGCGGTCGGACTTATTCAAGAAGTGCCTTACGCTTATATTCAAAACTTCTCCATGCGAAAACGAGCCTTCGCTCCCACTCCTTTTGAGAGAAAGAATGTGGCTTTCATTCACCCGATAATCAATGCCCCTATTTTGTCTAACCCAATACATTTGCTCACGCCCCCTTGCGATTGAAAGAACGTTTCGAGGCTTTGAATCCGGCCCCATTAAAATATCCCCCTGTTTTATGTCTTCAACCTTTACCAAAGAACCGTCGTACATTAGAACCATAGTGCCTTTCCCAAGACATTTTCCCATCGCCGGACGGCCCGCAATGATTACCAAGTCCGGCGAACGCCACCCGCCCGTTTCTTTGTCAAGCGCCCGAATCCCGGACGGGATACCGATGCACTCGCCGGTGTATTGCATGGCGCGTTCGGCCTCCATGATGACGCTCGTGGTAATGTCCCGGACGTGTTGCGCTGACTTTGCCTTCCGATGCCCGATTTTGAACAGGTTAATTTCTGTCTTTTCGAGCAGGGCAAAGGCGTCTGTCGCATCTTCGTAAGCATCGCGGATGGTTTCAGTAGCAGCGACAATTAACTGCCTTTGTATGTGCTTTTGCGCAAGGATGCGGGCATGGTATTCGATGTTTGCGCTGGATGCTACCTGATGCGAAAGTTCAACAAGGTAATACCCACCGTCAACCGTTTCAAT